GAACGTAGTTTGTTTATAGCTTTTATATCAATATATTCGCCTCTTTTGTACTTTTCGGCTGTTTCTTTGATCTCTTTTGCTTTTGCAGCACGATTTCGAGCACCAGCAAGGTATTTACTGGGTACGTTTGTCTTTTTGTCTCGTCTTACTCGCCTGAACTTTCTCACTTCTTCTTGGTCTTTTTCTTTTTCTTCTTTTTCTTCTTCATGGAGGAATGGTACATAGTGGAAAAAGGAAACTCTTAGTATATTCTAAACGAAGTTTGGCCTAATGTCTCTGGTTTGGCAAGGTTAAATTGTTGGAGACATAGGTATCCGAAAGCGTCAAATGCGTGGTCAACCCCAAGGTTTTTGTTTGGCATCCCTGTGTTTGGAGCATAAGTGAGGGTGCGAAGGGATTTTATCAATTCTTTACAGCGTGGGTGGATTAAAGTTCGTCTTTCTCCTGCTGCATCGAATAGTGCTGTGTTTACTGATGTAATTTTGTCTCGTATTTTCCAGGGTGCTTTTGGGGAAGATACAGTGAATCCGCTTCTACGCAGGATAGTATGGTCCGTTGAGCCTACTCCTGATGTTTTTCGGGCTGCACCTGTAGGGTCTGGGCAAGCTATTATTCTTCTATCTACCCCGTATCGGTGGGTTACTTCTTCTGCGAAATCCCAGGTTGTTGCACCACCCGTCATAATTATTTCGTCAAAGACGTAGAGGATGTCTCGGTAGCGGACAGCACAGATTCCGCAAAGGGGATCTACGTTAAAATCGACTCCTAATAAAAGTGGGGCGATAGATATGTCCTCCGCTTCGGTAGAAATGTTGGAATCTGAAAAGGAGACTGCAACGAGACCAGTGAGATTCTCGAAACTTGCCTCGAACTCCTGCTTGAATGTTCTGCTATCTAATTGGGCCTTTGCTGCTTCGACTTCTTCTTCTGGAACATTACCCCCTTCTATTGTAGTAAAACTCCACCTTTTCCAATCATCCCACTCCTGTTCACCACAAAAACACCACATATCATAAAACCAACTGGCAGTGCCGTCAGGAGTACTAATAAATAACGCCCACCCCTGTTTATCGGCTAGAGCAGGTCTAATTACCTCTGCCCATACATCTCGATCCATAAACGC